TTTTTGAATTTTTTCATCAGATTTTTCATTAATTGAAGCAACGTCTTTTGCTAATTGAGTATTAATTTTCACTTCTTCACTTGCAAAATGTTCAGCTGTATCAATTATTAAATAACCCAATTCTTCCATTGATTTTTGAACACTGCTTGCATTTTGGTCAACCCCTTGCGCTAAACCAACTGGAATCCACTTACCTACTTCAGCCATTACACGTGATGGAGAATGAATACCTAACAATTCTTTCACCCAATTTGGAACACTAGAAGCAATACTTGATACCGCATCCCAAACTGCGTCAACCATTGATGTCATACCATTAATTAGCCCTTGAATAATATCTTTACCGATTTGCAATAAATCAATATCTTTAAAGAATTTGATGATATTATTCATAATTCCTTCGCCAATACCTTTTATAGTTTCCCAAGCGCCTTCCCAATCACCTTGAATTAATTTCATAATGGTCTGAATGATTCCTAGTACAACCGTAATTGCATTTTCAACTATTAACTGAATAGCTTCCCATGCAATTTTGACAATAGATGAAAGGATAGGCCAAACTGCTTCAAAAACTCCTTTGATAACCCCCAGAACTACTTCTATATTGGTTTTTACCATTCCAAAATATAGTTTTACAATATTCACAATGGCTTTACCGTTTTCATCCCAGAAGGTTCTAAATTTTTCAAGTATACCTTTTGCAAAATCTACTGCACTACTTATCAAACTAGTTATTAAATCTTTAACTGCGTTAAAAATTGTGGATGTTAGACTTTTGATTTGATTAAAAATTTGGTTTACACCATTTTTAAACCAATCAACCTTTTGATACGCTGTAACAAATGCAACTGTTAGTACAGCAATTGCAGCAACTATCAAACCGATTGGGCCAGTCAAAGCTGTAAATAAAGGTGCTAGAAATGATAGTTGAGAACTTAAATAAGCTATAACACCGCCAGCACTTGTGACAGCTGCCACTACTGGTGCTATAGCTCCGACAATTGCGCTTATGGAGGAAATCAATGCTCCTATTATTACAAGTATCGGGCCTATCGCTAAAGCAAATCCACCTATTACTAAAATAATAGTTTGAATCGTTGGTGATAAATTAGAAAATGCTGTGCTCGCGCTCGTAATTGCATTAGTAATTGTTGGCATAACACTATCTACTAAATCCATAAGTGTTAATCCTAATGGCTCTAATGCTGCTGCTAGCTCCCTCAAATTCCCTTGAAATCTTTGTCCAAAAGATTCTTCTTGCGTTTCAATCATTTTTCCCATCGTACCGTCTAAATTAACCACTTCAGCCGATACATTACCCATTGCATACATGGCCTTAGTTTCCAAATCTTCCCATTTAGTACCAAATAAAGATACTCCAATTTGGGAAGCAACAACTTGGTCATCCATTTCAGATATTTCTGGCATTATTTGGGAAAATACATCACTAACAGTTGCTTTACCATCTAAAAATGACTTCCAAACTGCTTGTGAATCTTTACTCATGCTTCCCATTGCTTCTGAAGTAGATTTTGAGCCATCTTTAATGCGAATTTGGAACTCTTTCATTACATCGTTAATGTAATCAAGATTGTAAACTCCCTTAGATGCGCCAGCTTCCATGATTTTAAAATATTGTTCTGTGCTGAACCCCATATTTGCCCATAAACCAGCGTATTCAGAAACATTATCGAATAACTCATTACTAAAATTCAATCCATTTTGTGCGCCATGTGCTAATAAATCGAATGCTTTTTCTGATTCAATTCCAAAGTTATTCATTAAGTTATTAGCAGCGCGAGTTACTTCATTAACATCTGCTTCAAAGGTAGTCGCTAAAGCGATAGCGCTTTTAGTAGCTGTTTCAATTTCTCCAGCATTTAAATCGCGCATATTTTGTTTTACTTGAATTAGAGATGCAGCTGCTTCATCTAAAGAACCAGCAAAGCCAGCCTTCCACACATTTTCAGCAACATCACCAAGCGCTCTTGCTTCTTCTTCAGTAGCCCCTATTGACGTTTGAATTTTAACCATAGCGCTATCTATATCAGTTGCAACAACTAAAGCACCCGTTGATAAAGCAGCGACACCAGCTGAAATACCAGACATTTTTTCTCCAGCATTTTTAACTGCTTCACCCATATCATTTAATTTTTTACTTGCTTCTTCTGCTGCTTGGGCTTGTGACTTTATACTATTGGTTGTTGATTCAGTAGCACTTTCGAGTTGATTTTCAGCAGCTCTCGCACGATCTAATGCGCTAACAGTTTGTGTCATCTCATTGGCAAGCTTTTGTTCAGCTGTCTGTGCTTCTAGCAATTTGTTGGCAAGTTGTTGTGCTTCTCGACTATTTTCACCAAATGACGCTTTTGCTTTTTCTAATTCTTGGACTACTTCTTGCGTTGCTCGGCCCATTAATACTTGCTTATTATTTAAAAAATCAATTTTTGCTGCTAACTTTTCTGATTCAGTTGCATTTAACTGCATCTGCTGCTTCTGTAACTCAAATTGATTTTCTAATTTCTTTATTTCATCTTTAATACTAACAGTAGAACTACTAAGTTTTTGTTGTGCATCCCTTGCATGTTCTAAAGCTTGTGTTGTTTGTGAAACCTCATTTGCAAGCTTTTGTTCTGCAATTTGGGCTTCTAATAATTTATTTGCAAGTTGTTGCGCTTCTCGACTATTTTCACCAAATTGGGCTTTAACATTTTCTAAATGAGTAGCAGTTTCATTTGTTACACGATTTGCAATTTCTTGCTTTGACTTTAAATATTCAATTTTTGCCGATAACTGTTCTGCTTCTGAAGCAGTTAATTTCATCTGTTGTTTTTGTAGCTCAAACTCTTTATTCAAGCGTGTTGTTTCATTTTTTGTTTCTTGCATTGCTGAATTGAATTCTTGATTAAAGAGTTTGAGTGTGACGCGAGCTTCTTTGTCTTTCGCCATCTCAACACATCCTTATTAATAGCGAACAGGATTCCTTTTCCAAGCCTCAAAAGCCGATGCGCTTTCATACGCTCTTGTTACGTTTACAATTGGCTCATGCCAAAAAAAATCGTGACCAATGCCAGTTCCAATTACATAAAGAGCATACAAATCCTCAACGCATTCAATATTAAGGATTGGTTCTTTTACTTTTTTTCATTTTTATCTGGTTTGGCTTGTGACTTTTTTAATCCTTCAGCAAAAGCGTTTGGATCAGCTTCAACTGCTGATGCAATAATGTTGAAATACAACTTTACTTTTTCAGTGAATGTCGCATGATATTGTTGTAGAAATTCATCTTGTGATATTGCTACACGCGGATTCGCACCAACGAAAGCAAGGAAAATTACATCAAGCATTTTCTTTTCATCAATATTTTCAAGTATCGCGCCAGCCTGTTCTTCCTTACTATCTTCAACCGTCTTTTTCATGTTTCTCTCGATATTTACTAAGTCTGTTATTAACGTAGATTTTAAAATACCCATGTCATAGCCTTTTGATAATGCATAGTTAGTTAGAAAAACTGGATATACACGTTTATTTTTTTCAATTTCAATAAATTCCTCATCATTTGTTGAAACAATTTCTACTTCTTTTAATTCGATTGAATAAATCTTCTTGCCCATGATTTTTCCCCCTAAAGTGTAAAGTTGATTAAAATAAAAAGAACGCCCATTTAGAGCGTTCTTTAATGACGGATTATTAAATTATTGGTGCTGCTACTAACTCACGTGTGAACGCTGTATGCCATTGATTTTTGATTGTTTCATCTGTTACTTCAGCAACGAATGCTTCATACACAATTTGACCATGTGCATCTGGTAAAGCTGTAATTTCAAATTCAATATTCGCTACTTCATCGGATGAGTTATCAACCGAAATTTTATAGCCAGTTGCTGATACGCATTTTGGAAATGCAATTAATTTTGTTGTTTCTTCAAAATCATCAACTTCTTCAGCTGTAAAAATGAATTCTTTACCTTTTGAGTTTGTACCATAAGAGTACACGCCATCTTTTAATCCTTCGTTAGAATAACCAAAATAGTCGCGAGCTACTTGTACTGGTACATCTGCTAATGTAACAGTTAATGTTGATTTTGTTGCTTTACTGTTTTCTTTTAAAATTATCGCACCACACTTCAATTGTTTAGTTGTGATTTCCGTTTCACCTTCAATCGAACCAATACAACCAAAAGCAGTTCCTGGCGCATAAGTCGAACCATTTTTATACTGTACAGCTGCATTATTAATAGAGACTGGATGGAACTTTTCAATTGTTGTCTTTGTCATTGCATTTCCTCCTGAATAGTTTTAATTAATTCTTGCTCAATGTCGTCAATTACTTTTGGTGTAGCTAAATTACGTCCATCTTCCATAAATTCAATAGTACGTGGATTCTGCTTTCCTCGGCCTTCGTTTGGAAATACCAAATAACCAAATGAACCCTTTTTATTAGCTGCCCCACCTTTTGTTTTGACGGTAACAGATAAATTCTCTTTTTGTTCAGTGGCGTTCCACTTTATTGTTCTTGCATGCTCTTTCGCTCGAATACCGTTTCCATTTCGTTCTCTTGATACTGGAATTAAGGTTGTAATTCTATCTGCAATTGACTTACTACCTTTTTCTAATAAAGTTTTATTGATAACTGTTTCTGCTTTATTGGGTAATGACTTAATAGCTTCTGAAAGTCGTGTAATGGCTAATGAATCAACGTCAAAATTAACAGCCATATTTTATTGACCTAATAAATTCGATACTCACTACATCAATGAAACGTTGTGAATCTTTCACGCGAGCACGAACTTTCCTTGCATTGGCAAATTTGAATGTTTTTACATTCTTAATTGCAGCTACAATATCTAAAATCATTTCGTCAACGTCATCACGATTTTCAGAATAATAATCAAGCACTACCTCTTGCGAGAGATAACCTTCATTTTCATTTGGTGACAAATCGCCCATCAATAAAACGAAAGCTGAATATTTCCCTTTAACCAGCTTCTTTTCCTCATCTTCAGCTATTTCATCTTCGAAAAATGGAATACTTGGAAATGCCTGTTTAATTTCATTCACTAGCTGTTCCTTCTGGTTTTTCATGTAAGGCTTCGCTTTCGGATTCAATGTCATCAATTTCACCTACTTTTTGTAAATATAAAAATAAATACACACGTACTTTGTCTGGATCAGCACGAATGACTTCATATTGAGTTGTACCAATTCGAACAATTAAATCGGTTTTTTGGATATTTTTAAAGTTTGGTGGATAGTATGTCTTTACCTTTAAATCCAATGTAGAAGTTAATGCATCGACTAATCGGTAATCTTGCTCACGATGCGACATTTCTTGATAATGTAATTTGCCTTCTTGCTTAAATTCTGTGCCGATATTTTTCCCTGTTGCACTACGCTGCGTAATATTACGCCCATAAAATAAAACGCCATCATTTAATGTTTCACGAATTTGTTTGTTCATTGGCTTTCGCTTCTTCATATTGCTGGATAGCAACATTCATGATTAGTCGGCTTAATACCGCTTTAAAATTTGGCTCAAATTCATCAATAGCATTGTTCCAATCATATCGGCATCGTTCCATTAATAGTTCATGTTCAATTGAGCCTTCCGCAAAATGGAATTGAGTTTCACATAATTCATTAAAAAATCGCTTGCCATTATTAATAGAAAGCGTTAGTACACGATTGGTTTCTGAATCATCCCACGTGATTTGAAGCTTTTCCTTTAAATCCACTAATAATTGCTCATCTGGTGTTAGCATAATTATTCACCATCATTAGAAGGCTCTGGCGTTTGCTTTTTTCGGGAAGGTTTTGGCTTGGCTTCTTCAGTAACTATCGGTGATGGATTTTCTTCTTTTTCACCTTTTGATACATCATCAGTCAAAGGCTCTTGTTGCCCTTCGACAAATACATATACTTTCCCCGTTTTTGGATGTGGCCTTGTTAACAATTCAATTCGTTCGACATCCACTTTATCAACTGGATATTCATCACCGACACGAAATAGTTTTTTCAAAATGGCATCGTTAAATGTGTTTGTAACAGTTGCTTTCATTGGCTTTCCCTCCTAAATTAAAGTAAACGTGTAAATACATATACACGTTTACTTGTTTACATGTTTACTTTTTGTTTTAAACAGTATCTACTCCAACTGTAACAGCTGAAATATCAAATACTTGGAAACTATCATTAGAAGATGGGCGACCATTAGCATACATTTTTGTTGCATACACACGCTCATCTTCAATAAATTTGACATCATCGCTATATTCGATTTTTTGGTTTGATCCTACACCTAGGAAATAATCTTTTGAAACGCCAGCAGCCATTTTTCCGATTGGCATAGAGACTGATTGAATTATTTTCGCTGGGATTGGTAACACGCCATGTGCATATGTGCCGTTAGCAGTTAATACAGTTGTTGCTGGGAAAATTTTTGACCAGTAATCTGCTGGATTAACGATAATTAACACATTTGTTACCTTTCTTGTTCCATTTTTCGTTAATGGATACATCACTTTTTCACCTAATGTTTTTGGCGTTAAATCTGTAATAGCTACTGCTGACTTCTCTGGATAAACACCTTCTACCACTGAACCAGCTAAATTTCGTAATACTCCAATAGGCTCGTCTTTACCAGTACCATTAACAATAGCAGCTTCACACGCAATAGCACTCGCTTGCGTTAATACTGTTCTAACATACTTATCAAGCCACTCTGGCCCTAAAGCAAGCATTGCCTTGGCAACTGGCAAATACGCTGAAAGTTTGTATAAATCAGTATTGATTAACTCGAATCCATCATCTAGCTTTTTACGGATTGCGTCAGTTAATTTACCCCAAAAGGCTGGATTTACTTCGCCCTTTTTGATGATCCATTTTGTAACCCCAGTTGTATTGACGAAATCAATTGCATCTAATAATTCATTCGTTTGCTCTAATTCATCAAATACACGATCTACTACAGTAGCTGGAAGCATTTGCTCTACTCCAGCAAAGCCTTCAGCATCAATTACTGCATTGTAATAAGCTTTTTCTTTATTAGTTAATGGTGTGATGCCGCGTTGAGCTAAAACAGCTGTATCGTTATTGTGGTTATGCATTAATTCTTCTGCTTCATTAATAATAGAAGTTTGAATGTTCTGCGCCATATTAATAAATACTTCGCTTACTTTTTCAGCATCTCCACTTTCTAAAGCATTGTTGAACTCCTGTTTCAATTCATCTGTTACAACATTTTTTGTATCTAAATTTTTGTTAAATAATGCTGGCATTTATATTGCCCCCTTTAATTTTTTGAAATAAAAAAACGCTACTCTGTAGAGCTGCGTTTAAACTTGGCTAAGATATGATTTTTTGGTGTGTCTCCATCTTGCTGTTTATTCTTATTACGGAATTTGGCAAGAATACTGTTTTTGATTTTCTCTGGATCTTCTTCATCTTCTTGCACTTCAGTTGTTCCGACATTATCAGCAAACCCTAGTTCAACAGCTTCTTCAGATGTAAGCCAAGTTTCTGCAACAATTAGCTTTTCAATATCTTCTTTTTCACCCTTAAAGCGCAACATATAAATATCGGCAATAGATTTGTCAATACCTTCTAATGCATTTAAAGTCTTTTGAATGTCAGTTTTAGTACCCCAACACCAAGTAGAAGCTTCGTGAATCATAAGCATAGAGCCAGTGTTCATAATGATTTCATCACCAGCCATACATATTAATGAAGCTGCACTTGCTGCAACTCCGTCTACATGAATAATAATTTTTGCATGATGATTTTTTAACTGGTTATGAATAGCAATACCATCAAAAACATCACCGCCATAACTATTAATATGAACATGAATAACATTTGCACTAATTTCATTTAATGCTTTTTCAATGTCTTTTGCCGATGTGCTGGCTTCATCCCACCAACTTTCGCCAATGTCACCATAAATAATAATCTTTGCATCTTCATTTTCAACTGATGCTGAAAATTTCTGGGAGATTGTTTGTCCATACGGATTATTTTTAAAACGTTGCTTTGTCAATTTACTCACCCCCTTCTAATGTAGAAGCATCTGCATAGTTTTTTGTAACATATCGTTTATTTGCCCATTCTTCATTAATTGTCTCGCCACCGATATGTTCAATAATGTCATTAATGGATAAAGCGCCAATTGCAAACAATTTATCTAAGCCTTCAGCCAAATCTTTAATATCAGTTACTTTTATTGCCGATGCATCAACTTTTACGAAATTTCCATTTAAATAATTGTCCTTGCCATAATATTTTTTATTGACTTCAACGCTAATAATTTCAGTCAATGGCAAAATTACAAACATAATTAAGTTGTTGGTAAGTTCTGATACATCTACTACATCACTTTTAAATAAACCGCGTGGCATATGCAAAGCCGATGAAACAAAATCGAATACATCATCTATTAAATGACGAATATCACGACTATCATTTTTATTTGTACCGCTTTTGCCTTGCCCACTTAAATCTTCAAGCGTATGACCATCTTGTAATTGAAATACCGCGCCAGCGTTATCTGCTTCAAGAAATGGCTTGAATTGTTTTGTAAGCATGTCATTAATAAGTGCTTGACGTTTGTCGTTTTGAGAACGCAAAAAGTCGCCTTTCAAAACAAGTCGCTTTGCATTGGAACGCTTGTATATATCTTTAGCTGATGCAATTAGCTTTCCATAATCGCTATATAATGTATCTACAACATTCATAACGTTTTTTTCATTTAAACGAAAATACATAACTTCATTCTCCATAAAAACTTTGGTTAATGTTAAATCATTGATAGTCACATTAGAATAAACATTTTCTTTTAATGCAAAGTTTTTTTCATCGAAACTATCAGCTACATACCAATTTCCATTTTGCATAACTACAAGCGATTCGTTTTCTGTATAAAGCTTGTAAACAACTTTTTTCCAAAATTCAATTGCATTTTGGTTTTGATTTGGTGCGATATTCATTAAATAATAGTTATCATTTTTATGAAATTTGTTGTCCATATACGTTTTAAATTCACATCTTGTGAACGCATCTGCTATTAAATTAATACACGCATCAACTGCAAGTCGCTTATATGATTCTGAAATAGTAAGCTGTACAACAACTTGAATGTAATCATTTTTCCAATTGAACGGATTAAATTTTTGTAGCCATTCAAACATTTTCTTCCCCCTTTCTAAACAACAATAGGATTGATATTAAATTCGCCTTCAAAATCTTCAAAGTCTCCATAATCTTCAATTTCTTGGTCACAATTAAGCGCATGCAAAAAAGCGAAAAAACCATCTGTTTTTCGCTTCTCTTTATCAATCTTTTTATATTCGATATTATCGTTATCTAAATATTCTTTATAAACATTGCCGACATACCAACGCATAATAGGATCATCACCAAATATCAAAGTTTGATTAATAAATATATCATCTACTAAAGGAGATAATTTAGAATGAGTGAATCTACCTTTTCGGCATATTTCAATTTCAAATCCAGCTTCTTTTAATAATGGGCCAACAATGGTTGCTCGATAATCGTCTAAACAAATCTTATTTATATAGAAACCTTTCTCACCTTGTTCAATAAACCAATTTACTACCTTTTCTGGAGAAATTGATTTACCATAAACCATTTCTGCAACACCTTTGTCCAACGCTATTTGTACAATATCTGGATTAATATCTTGTAGCTTTAACGCATTTTCATGAATAAATGTATGTTGTAACCAGTAGCGCTTACCACCACGCTTTGCTAAAACACCAACAGAACAGAAGTCGCGTACATCAGCAAAGTCTAAACCACCAATAGCATCGCTACCTTCAAGTTTGTCATATGGTACTGGCTGATTAGTTGCCAATATATCTTCATATGTTGCAACAACTGAACGCGTATCTTCTACTGGGCAATTCATACGCTTTGTCATAAATGTAATTCTTAATGAAGCGTTACGCTGCATCTTGTTATATTCCCTGTGCATTTTCTTTTGAAGTTCCGTATTAAATGGATATGAAGGATTTGCTTTGACCCACATTTCTTTGTTGTCTACCTCTGATGGATCATCCAACTTAAAAATGAATGGGAAAAGAGAAGATTCTTCAATACCAATTTCACCATTCAAAATTGCTCGTGCTTCTTCTTTCAAATCGTCTAATGGGCCACCGCGCACATTACCATCTGTTGAAGTATGAAATTCGCGATAATCTTTAATCTTACCGCCACCAGTGGTAAATACATTAATTGTTGCGTAGTTCTCATATTCATGTTCTTCATCGAACATTACACAACCAGGTCGACCACCATCTTTTGTCCGAGCATTTGAGGTATTGTATCGTAATTCGCTATTTGTGCCGTTATTACGAATGCTGACTAAAGAACGATAAAAAGCTTTATTTAATTTATTCAAATTCTGCTTATCTTCCAAAACTTCATATACATCTTTAAATGAACGTTTGGCTTGCTTTTCACTTGTAGCTACTATATCAATGTCATAATTTCTTATGCCATGTTGTTTAGTCATCATGTAAAAAGCATTCCAAGAAAGATAACCATTCTTACCAGCGCCACGCCCCATGTACAAAAAATAAGTATCAAAAACCAGTGAATCATCATGTTTCCAACGTAACCCATAAATAAATACATTCACAAACTTTTGCCAATCAAATAATGCAAATGGAAAATATTTAGCTGGTATTTCAATGCTATTTTTTACTTGTTCTTCATCAATGTAAATATCATCGCGAGCCAAGATTTTGCGTAAATAATCAATCAACTGAAATTGCTCTTTACATGCTGCTATTTTTTCAGATTCAATTAAGTCAAAATAAGTTTCAATGTACTCATGCGTTTTATACGTCGTCGCCATCGTCACCATTTTCTACCTTAGCAACTTTAGCAGCATCTAAACCTAGCTCATTTAAAAGTTTGAGCATTTGAGCATTTGTTTTATTTAATTCTGTTACGCTATCATTCTTTTTCTTGCCATGCATTCCTTGAACAGAAACGCCACGCTGGTTAATATCATCAATCAATTTATTTTTTACATCCCACAAACTCATATAGTCATTTATCAAATCAGAATAATGAGCATGAATTAATCCAATTTCCCTCGCTTGCTTTCGCAAACTGGCTTCAATATTTTTTTGTGTGCGTTTATAAATTTCATTTTGACTGGAATTTGTGTGCATTTCATTATTATTTTGGTCTACGTTTTCATTTAGTTCAGTTAATTTCAAGGCCCAATCATAACGCCTGTGCCAACTCTTAACTGTGTTAATTGATACTTTATATTTCGCTGCTATATCCTTGTATTTCAAGCCTTTGGCGTAATCGTCAAATGCTAATTCATGATTCTTTTTTGTCACCTTCACCACTCCTTTGCACCCCAAAAAGGCAACTGCAACCGTTGCAAAAAATGCTACGTGTGAAAAAACGAAAAAATGTTTTCTCCTACCGCCCCCTTCCGTTGCCAACGTCCCCCAAAAATTTTTGATTTTTTTTATGGGGGGTACTAAATTAATTTTTGAAAATAAATTGAAACAAAGTCCAAGATGTAATCGATCTGATCTGGATTTAAATTTAATAGACGGATAGTTAATGCTTTGTATTCTTCTTGTTCCAGACGTTCTCGCACTTGTAAAACACTAATCTTTTTACACTTCCTTGGATTGCAACAGTCTCTAATAGTTTTATATCTGTCATACATGAAGCGACTGAAGCTATTAAGGTATTGGCGTTCCGCTGGTGTTAGTTCTGAAACATTTAATAGTTTTCGTACATCATCAATGTTGTACACTGTTCTACCGTCATCAAAGTACAATTCATCACCATCTTTCTTCACTGGTGAAACGCTTCTTGCCTTCCTCCCTTAACTTGATTCCATAACGGTCATGCTCCTTATTGTGACAAGCATTACAAAGGCTTTCGAGATTAGAAAGCGTTAATGCTAATAGAGGAACAACCTTTACTTCTTTTAAATGGTGAACGCATTGCGCTTGCTTATACTTCCCTTTACGTTTGCAAGCTTGACATTCATAGTTATCACGCTTTAAAGCTTTCTGTCTCAATGCTTTCCATTCACGTGACTTATAGAACTTCATAAGCATGTCTGTATGAATGAACTGCATAAGCTCATTGAAGCGCTTTTGTGAAATCATTAGCGCGCCAACTCCCTTCTAAATTCAAAACTAAGCACTAACTTATAGAAGCTTAGGGGTGAGGAAGCTCCTAGTTAATGCTTAGGTTTCAAAGTAAAAGGTTGAGCCACTCTAATTAAAGAGCAGCTCTGGAAAGGTGGAAAACAGTCATGGCTAACCGTTAAACAAAGGTGGATGTTAATTCCCTTGTTCACTAATAATCCGCATAGTGCAACCATCACTCTATATAACACAACATATCTATTATTCTGTTGCGTTTTTTAATTAGCGTTGCATGCTTGGTATTACTGCATTTCCATTTTTTTTTATTTAAAAACGCACAATTATTTATTTTGTGTTGTCATATGCCCTCATGGGTGCGAATGTTATTCTAGTAAAAACAAATGGTTGCATTATTAAAATGAGCATAAAAAAAGCACTCACGTTTAAATGAGTGCATTCAACATTACTCGCTTAATTCTATTCCTTCTGCAATTTCTCCAAGTTTAATAGATACTTCTGCTGTAATTTCCATTGCTGTTCTAACGTTAGTGTCTGTTGCAGCTCCAATAATTAAACGTCCAGTTGCTTCATCCAGCTTGCTAATGAGCGCATTTAATTGTTCAAATGCTTTCATTTTCTTTCATCCTTTCTTTAGTTGGAATGCTTAGTAACAATCACTTGCACTAATAGCATTTAATGCTTCTTCAATATCTTCGTCATTTGCTTGTTCTAAAAGCCAAATACATTCATAGCCGTTATATAATAATGCTGCTTTGTTATAACCGAAATGACTTTCTAATGTATTGAAAACAGGCTCTTTAATTGCTAAAACTAGATACCCCTGTTCTTGATTGAACGTAGTAGTATAAATAACCTCTTTAATTATTGCTTTACCTGTAAAAGAACCATTTTCATATTCTTTTAAGAATAATAAATCCCCAACCTCGTAACCACGATCATCTTTACGAATCTCAAATGTTTTAATTCCTTCAACGACTGGATTAAAATATTGTGATAAAGTTTTCAATTCATGTACTGCCATTTTCTTCATCCTTTCCTCATATTGTGCAGTAACAATTAGTTGTTAATTTCGCCCATGTGACCGCAATAAGGACATTTATATCCTTCAACTTGTCCTACACGTTCACTTTCGTAAATGATTTCAACTTCAACGCCAGCACCACATAAAAAGCAATTTTCCATAAGATCACCTCATAATATTTTTTTGACATTTATCAGCTGACTTTTTACTAAAAAGCTATTATTTTTGATATATAAAGTGTTTAGTTTAGATTTTGTTTAACCTTAACTTTTCAGCTATACCATCGACAATTTGCGTTGTCTGCCACAATTCTTTTAATGCAGCAATATCTTCTCCATTACTAATTTGATTTACATTATCTTTCATAGAGTTCAATTCCATGAATGCTAAATCTTTTTGGCCATCCATTTCAACCATTAAAACGCAAATACCATTACGATTTTCATAACCATATATATGACCTAACATCGTTAATTTTTTACCGTCTTTTGAATAACCCAAATCTCGTTCGCTAATATTGATGTATGGCATGTTCATTCATTTAAATCCCCTTTTGGACATTTTTATCATCCTCTGACCAGTTATCATGGATTTTATGAAATTTTGCTTCTAATTCGGTTAAAGCTACACCGATTGAACGAGTAACTGGATTATCTACTGGATAGATCATACTCTGAATGCGTTGTAACTCAATTATTGTTTGCAAATGTAGGTCTGATGCTTCTTGAACATCATTTTGTAGTTGTAAATATAGAGCTTCGTAATTAGCTGCTTCACAATTTGGGCATGTGTAAATGCCATTTCTATCTGATTGCTCATGTATAACGCTAAATTCAAATACACAATCTGGACATTCAATAACTTCTGCTGTTTTTACGTTAGCCGTTTCTTTAGTAAAGATACTTTCTTTATTAACATGAATTGACATATCCTTTTCTCCCTTGTTCTGCATTTTTTTCTTTTACTGCACAAAATCTTTCAATCAAAAATAGTGCCAATTATCCTTGATCTGAAATGAACATTACCTATAAAATTTTCATCTCCAGCCATAAAAGCGCCCATGTGCATACTTACATCTTCATTCCAACCATCGTCAGAATCTTCATCATCGTATATACGAATAATGTGACCGTCATAAATCTCTTTACCGTCCATATCTTCGTAGCCACTATATTGTAAGAGCTTAAATTGATTTTCTTTTGCATGTTCAACTAACTCGCCAAAACCCATTTCAAATGCCACACCATTGAATGTGATTTGTTTATTTTTAAAGTCAATCCATTCCACATCAACAATCTTTCCAGCACTTAAATGTGATTCATCAATGATTTTTGCGCGAAACTTTATATTATCCATGCCTTCACTCCTTGCTGCACAATATCTTTCTAGTAAGCACTTGCTGCTGGTACTTCCAATGCCCATTTCCGACCTTCTCGGCTATTAAGCCAATCCTCAATTTTTGAATTATGATCTATTCTCTTTACACCCGATTTTTCTTTAAGTTCCAGTAAAGGTAAATACTTATGTCCATAACCATGTATGCGTACCTCATAAACGCCCCCAACTAATTTTCCACTTTTACGTTTTGTAAGAGTTGCTATATGTTTAATTCTTTGATCTACCGTTACAGACCAACCACATTTACAATTGCGTGTAAAAATTTCTTCAGCAATTATTAAAGCTCCTTGTGATGGTTCTCCACCTACTTTATCGTTACCGCATTCTGGACACTTTGAATACTTTTTCGTTAATTCCATTGCGTCTCTCATATCCATTTATTTTTCCCCCTTACCACGTAAATTTTAAAGAGATTTCATACTGACTAAATTTTAAAAATTGGTTGTTTTTCACTACTACACCACCACAAATTTTATTTAAATATTCCACAAAAACTTTACTTGTATATATCTGCATTTTTTGTATTTCTTCATCTGTATTTGTTTCAAATTTGTAATCATACGAGCTGCAACCATTTACAGCAGCTTCTATTAATTCTGGCTTGATTACATCCATAAATTGCTCTGCTAATTCTACTATTTTAAAATCTCTCTTACCTTGCAATTCTTGTACAAAGTTCATAATGATAAACCTCTCTTATATTGTATTTTTAATTTACAAGTTTACTTGTTTACTAATTTACCTGTTTACGTTTCATAATTGCATATAATTTTACTGTATCAATAGGATTTAATAACTGCTTTCTACGTGAATTTAAGTTCGCTGTTAGATGATCCACGCGAGTTTGTTGATACTCCACATCAATTTCATTTTTTACGCCTTTTCTTACTAGCTCATATCCTCGTTTTTCAAGTTCTGCAATAGCCTTTTCCAGCTCATCTTTTCGCATTCTTTCAATGGTAACAGGCCCATTTTTAGGACTGTTTTTCTTTGGAAATCCATACATTTTTATAGCCCCTAACGATACAAACCAGCCATCTTTTCATCTAAATCATCTTGACCGACACCGATGTAAAATAATGTGGTTGTCTCTTTTGAATGGTTAAATATTTTCATGAGTGAAGCCACTTCTTTGTATTTTTCATAAAAGTTGTAGCCGAAAGTTTTCCGCATGCTATGTGTTCCTAAAGGCTCTGGATAGCCAATTTCTTCTGCTGCTTCTTTCAAAATTCTATATGCTCTAGTGCGGTCAATGGGCTTGGCTTTCCCTG